GATCCCAATACTAAGATTGAGAACTACCGTCTTGCATCTGATGACGAGGGTGAGTATCTTGTATTGCATCTTGCGTGAAACATAGAAAGGAGTATATTATGACTTTAAGAGATGTATTATTAGCTTGTGGTAACTTAAAGAACCGTTCATTGGTGATCGTCACCGATGAACACGGGGAAGTCTATTCAAACACGGTCGAGGGCTGTTTTGAACACAACCCGACCTACATGAAAATGGAAGTTAGCTTCTTCAAAGTGTTCTATTGTAAGAACGGCGACAAAATCATCTGTCTAATTTAAAAAGAGGGCTATAAGCCCTCTTTTTATTTAAATCAGAATTGGCTGATAAGTGATTGTACCAGGAGCCGTAGCGAAAGACCAATGTCCACCTGCAGGAACAAAGAACGTGTTCACATCACCAATCGGATCAGAAGTGACATTATCATTTACATAGATTCCAGTGCCGCCCGTCTGATACACGATTGCCGGATACCTGTCACTTATTTTAATCGCCGTACCGGGTGTTAGCGTAGAAGGGTCGACGTGCTGTTTTTGTAAACATTTCGGTCTATTGATGATATTCGCGTCTAACTCATTATATATTTTTAATGAGCATGTTCTAGGATTGATTGCACCGCGCTCATCCAGCGTTTTCACATTAGCACCGTGAGTGATAATGTCAATGTAACTATCCGCCAACTCCAGTCTGTTCCCGACTTCCGCCGTTTTGTTGGCACGGCATTCCGCACCGTTAATAATAACATTGCTTGTTGTGTCAATAACAATTCCGTACTTGTTGTTGTAAAAATGTCCGCCGTTGATACGAGCACCCGCGGTTGTTTCAAAAAGACACCCGATGTCAGATGATTCTCCCGTACTGTCATTAAGAAAAACCGGAGCGTCGATGTCATAGCAACAACCTGCGCCACTATCGAAAATGGTATATCCATGACAGTTATTGACAGAACAACCGTTTGACCATGAAGAAGCTGTAGTTGTTAAAATGATACCCCGTTTCGCATTGGAAAAACAAACATGATTGATAAAGGAATCAGACGGCCCAAGGTAATTGATACATTTCGTACAATGTTGAATTAACGTTTTTTCAATATAGGATTCAAAAGTATCGCCACTGGGAGTGAAACCTGTGTTTTTGTTATACTCCGAATAGATGCCCGTTTCGAAATGCTCGATGAAACACTGCTGAATGAAGTAGTGATAGCCGTAAATCTTTACGCCCATATGCATGTCATTTCCGCTGAGATGCAGATTAAACAGGCAGAAACCGTGAGGTGCTTCCGCATTTCCTTTTCCCGTACGGTCATCAAAGTCGCGGGTGACAAAGCCGTCATTATTCACACATTTCAAAATGGTGTCGGTTGCCGATTCGCCGAGAATGAGCATACCACTGTCAACCACAATCGGTTTTTCCAGCCGGTACGTGCCGTTCGGGATAAAGCAGATTTTAAAAGTATTCAGCACGGTCTGGATAATGGTAGAAGCATCTTTCACTCCGGTGTTATCCGCCCCGTTCGAAATGACATTGTAGGGCGTAGTTAAAAGTCCTTTTTCATAAAGACTCTCGATCATCTTACGAGTGGTTTCACCGATAACACCCTCGATGTTTTTCACATACTCCTCGACGTTTTTCATCTGTCCAAGAATCCAGTCAAGGTTTAATTCGTGAAAATTAGTATACGGAAACTGATCAAATAATCCCATTTCACATTCTCCTTTCAATAAATCAGTAAACAGAAACGTTCTTTGAAATCATTGATAATAAAATCAATGATATTGAACATGGCGATTTCGCGTTCCGCAGTAATCATCTGTTGAGTTAACGTGATTCCGATGTTTCCGGTTTCTGTCTGTTCATGTGTTGTTTCACCAGTGTTGTTATCATTCGTTTCACGTGAAACATCGTTTGTTTCATTACCTGTATTTGCAATCGTTTTCGTCCCCGAATTTGTTACTTTTCCGTTTCCAGTGAAGTCTTCCGTGCTTTCTGTGCTGTTGTTCTCGCTCGCGGTGCTGTTTGTTTTCTCCCGGTTCTGAAAATCCGTGCTGTCATAGGCACTGACTTTTCCGGTTGTCTCATCACTTCCAGTGCGGGTGTTTGTACCCGTTCCGGTTGTTTTATTTGTTGTGTTGCTAGTTGATGTATATTCATCATTGGTTGTTCCGTTTGCGTTGCTGGTTTTTGATCCTTTTTCCGTTTCTGTTTTCTTTCCGGTCGCGCTCTGCCGTTCCGTCCAGACAGATTTTCCGTCTTTGTTCCAGATAGGATTGTATTTATAGCAGATGGTGTTATACATTTTCTGCCACACCAGTTTCTCTTTTGCAGACCAAATTTTGATGATGCGCTTTAATGCGTTAAAGTCTGAATACAAGATTTCAAACTCGGCGCATTCCACCAGCAGATTTTCCACTACGCTCTGAGGATCAATGATAACATCCGTGTAGTAGGAATCTGCATAGCCAGATGGGATACCATTTCTGTTTGGTAAACTTTCGATCAGTCCATCCAAAAGGGATTCATCATAATTATACAGTCCTAACAGGCTCAACGTTGCCATCTTCTACACCTCCTTTGTAACGCCAGTCCACATCCAGTTTGATGCCGAACATCTCTCGCACTTTCTTGCAGGATTCTTTTAATTCTTCCAGCCAGAGGTCACACTTTGAACGTGTCTCCACCTTATTAGCGTTCACCTCATCTGTGATTAACCGTTCCTTTTTGTCCGTGTTGGCGTTCGGGATGCCCACATCCGTGCAGAACATAGCTTCGATTTTCCGCATATCCGAAAGCACTTGATCTGCAATGTAGTTCTGACCGACGTTCTGGTTGAACATCTGCCAGCTCGCCTGTCCGTCTTCCCGGAATAACTGTTTGTCAATGACAGCAGCTGCATTTCCTGCCGCAATCTGATCATACAGCTTTTTGAATGTTTCCGCCATAGCTTTGTTCTCGGCGGCAAAGACATAAGCAAGTTTACTGTTGACCAGATTCATTCCTACGGATTCAGCGCAGAGAGCCAGCATATCCGCATAATAGGTAACAATATCCATGATGCCGCCGTAATCCGGCTGTAACCGAACCAGTTCGCACTGCAAACCAATTCTCGGTTCCAGTGTCCCGGAGAGGAGTGGGTTCGTGATGATTGCGTTAGTCGGCTGATAGAATACATCATATCCGCGCAGACCACAGGCCTGTGGGATCACTCCGTACCTGTCTGTGTTGACTACAGCGAAAAAGCCCCAGCAGTACAGCGTATAAAGGGTGTAGTTCTTCGACCATTCCGGCGGCATTTCCCATTTGAATACGCTCATCGCTTTCTGTAAGAGATACCGCTGAAAATAAAGAGATAAGCTGGTATTCCGGCAATGCACGGTACTCGGTGAAATCACCGAGTTTGCCGCGTTGATATAGTCAGCTGAAAAGGGTATGCCATTATACATTCTTTCTGTCCCTCCGTTTCTTTTTACTGAGAACCGCAATCAGAAATGTCGTGCCTGTTCCGGGTGTCGCCCCCGTGCTGAGGAAACGATAAATTAACACTGCGTTGTTATAACGCTCTGATTCGCTGAGGTAACGGTTACCTTTTGCCCAGGTCGTGATAGATGTATCATTCGCATGAGCGATGATATAGTCATAACAGTTCTGTGCATACTGCACACGGGCATCCCACGAGCTGTCATGAATCCCTTCCCAACCGATGTTCCATGCGTGGGTTAACGCCGCAATATCTGTGCTGTCACTGGTCAAAAATTCAGTCAGATTCTTATAGGCGGATGCTTCTTCCGTGCTGTACCACACATTTTCATGAATCAGATAGTTTAACTGACCAACTCCATCATCATCGGCATAGCCGTTGTTCATTAACCATTCATGTAATTTGTAAAGCCGTCCATGCGTGTCACCTTCCGTATTTGTCCACTGACCGAGACCGAATCCGACTAACAGATCTGTAAACGTGGATTCACGCAAGTCCTGCCAGATGCCGGGATTGATGCCGGATTCCTGCCAGAAATTACCGCAAATAGCGGCTACTACATAAGCACTGCTTCCTTTTGCCCCACTTGCACCACCGCCAAAACGATGGCAAGTGTCCCAGGTAGCAGGATTGCTCTCTCCGGTGTTAATTGACACCTGTTCCCCGAGTGGATAGGTGGAACTGTGCGCACCCATCGTCCGCCGCCCATCATAGACCATTTCCGTGTGGTTGCCGTAGTGGTTGTTACGCACAAGAATATCACCGGGCTTCCATGGATCGCCAACCGGGACACGGTTGAAGCCTAAAGCATCCAGCACACCGCCCATGTCATACGTAGTGAATGGCCATGATTGTCCGCCATGGGCGGCTACTACATCGAAACCGGATGCAAGAAGCGCATACCAGATAAAGGAACTGCAATCATAATAAGTGATTCCGTTCACGGTCTGCTGATTTCTGTAGGTCTGTGAATAGCCAACATTCTTTTTGTTGCAAGTGTCTATCGCCCACTGATAGGACACTTGGATATTCCCTGCCATCAGCGATACCTCTTTATAACAGGAAGAAGCTCATTCACACACTTCTGCACCTTGACGGGATCGAAGCCGTCTGCCTTTAACCGCTTGATACGGTCTGACCCGTTCCCATAGTTTCCACCGATTACAAGGATAGCTACTGCCACGGTTGACGGCAGTGAATACATTTTAATCTCACTCATAATAGAATCCTCCTTCTAAATATTCTTTTACTATTTGCTTTTCCGGTTCTGTAGCGGAAAAATTGATTGCTCCGTTTTCCACTTTTACATAGCCTGTGCAATCCGATATTTTCCGGTTCTGACAGAGCGGTTTTCCGTTATCTGCTACGTCAAACATAACTGATTCATAGTAGTTTGCGAAGAGAGTGGCTTTTCCGCCGAGCGAATCTGCCGCCATGCCGCTATTAGTGCCTGTGCTTTGTACGGACGCATTACTAGCGAACACGCTGGATGCGATGCTACTTGCGCTGAACTTCTGACCGATGCTACCGATTACACCGCCGAGGGAGTTTTTCGCCGCTTCGATCAACCCGCTTACACTACCCGTAGCGCTTTTCAGATTCAAACCTACGTTCGATAACTGCATCTGCACACCTACCTGTGCTTCACCATTGTACAGCACATCATTTGTTAATTTTGATGTGACAGTTAAGATTGCTTTTCCGCTCACAAAATCGTAGGTGATGTTACAACTAACTCCGGTTTTCCCGATTTTTGACGCATCCAATTGAACTGCACCCCACGGTTGCAAGTACAGATAGTAGTTTGCCCACGGTGTCCGGTAGAGATAAGTAATATCTTTGTTGTTGGTTCGGTCTGGTCTAGCTAAAGAAAACGGATAGTTCCGTGTGGTCTGTGATAATACGGACGCTTCAATGTTTGATTTCCAGTAACCAAAGGCAATTGTCTTTTTGACTGGATCAACCGGAACGCCCGTTGGAAACCACATACATGAAACCACATATTGAAATGGGTCAATGAATGCTTTCGCAACGTCACCGGAAAAGTCTGTGATCTGATCCCATGGTTGGATGTCTCCTAACATGTATGCACGGAAATCTGCCATTTCTTTTCCGGTCATAACATAGTAGGCAACTGCTCCATAGGCAGTGTCCAGATTATTCACAATGCCCACCACATAATAGCCGTTTGCCACGGTCGGATTCTCAATCCATCCGTCCTCCAGGGTAAATTCTGTTTTTTGCGTGTCAATTTCGGTAGTTGCCGGATAGAGTAAATCCGTGATGGTGGGGTCTTGAAACGTTGCACAGCGTAAAATATAAGCGGTTGTGCTTCCAATTACCGATTTATACGTTGCCAGAACATCCTCTGACAATACGATGCGCCAGACACCTTTCTCCCAAATTACATCCCGTACGAAATAGTAACGAGAGAAAGATGGAATGTAGGCGTAGTTATAAGCGGTCACGTTTTCAACCACTTCCAGTTCCGGTCTGATAATAGAGGTGTAGTCTTTTAAGACGGCTTGTACAGTGAATCCCCCCTCAGCGGGGGGATTTTTTGTACTGTTGAGCCGTTTTGAGAAGGTGTAAAGAGTAACTGATAATGCCATGTTTACTCCTTTCTTTCATGTTTCACATGAAACATTATGACGAAGCGGTGGTATCTTCGATGTAGAAAATGACCGCATTTTCTGTAAAGTCATTCCAGTATCGGTCTGTAAAATGCCAGAACTGGTTGTAATATCCACCCCTTGCATTAAACGGACTCGGCTGTGACCACTCGTTTACGGTAGTATATCCAGCGGCTTCCTCATCGAAGAGAACACCGAAAAGATTCGAGATAGTCGTCGCGCTTGCGGCTTTGACAGTTCCATTCTTATACAGAATGTTAGGTTTAGTGTTAATCTGAGAAGGATTGAGCGCGGACTGCCAGAAATTCACTCTCTCAAAATCAACGAGCTTAAGGAAGTCGGGATTAAATACAGATGAGTACACTTCCGAATTGATTTTATTAACCAAATCTGTGTAGAGATAAAATTTCATGCGATCTTTCGGAGTATGCCGAATAACCGTATAATCTGTCAGCTGGGAGGAAAACAGGGTGTTTCGATCTGTCATTAAATCGGCGATAGTGTTAATCGTTGAAAAAGCAAACTTCACAAAACTTTCAAAATTCACGGCTTTGAAAACATCGGCAACTTTTAACGTGCTAGCGTTCATCTGATTGTAAAGAGTGAGAAGATTGATAGCCCGTCTACCTCCGTTTGCTCTTGCCACCGCTTCCGCTCCTGCGGTTGTCTCGCCTTTATAAATTCCCGAAACGAGGTTGTTGATCGTTGCTCTTGCGGTTTCCTCGTGTGCCTGCTCGATCATATCAGATGAGTTCTGCATAACCATTGAAATGAATGATGCAAACTCATCCGGTGAGGAGAAAGCACAGTCTAACTGATCTTTGTATATCGTCACTGACTTCTGATAGACGTTTGCCCCATAAAAGTTTGTCTGTAAAACTTTCGGTTTGTTCACCCGGTACTGATCAATAGACTCCCCGTCTACCAGCTTTAACCTGTCATCATCCTCAAAGGGCTTATCAATAGTCAGCAGTTTACGAACATGATTTCCGTAACGCTGATTTGACACATTCAAACCTTTGAACTTTCGTGTATATGGTCTGACAGAGAAGATTGTCTTGGACAGTACCTGTGAAATTGCAGTAGTCAGAGGGTCATAGCCAGTTTTCAACGCCATCTGCGCGGTGCTAACAAAAGACGCTGTATCGAGCGGTGCTATATTACTCACACCGGTGGCCTGGTTTGTAATCGCTGTCAGCACGGTAGACAGCTGATCAAAAGATAAATCATTCGCCATTTATTTTTCTCCTTTCGGGTTAATGATTGATGCTAAAATATCATCGGTTGTTTCCTGTCGAGCGGGCGGCTGTGATGAGAAAAGCAATGCCTGCTTTTTCATATCAGCCCTGAGTCCTAACAGGGCATCCAAAACCGGGTCACCGGATGATTCCGGCTGTGCTGGGACTGTCTGCTGAACCGGAACGGTCTGCTGAACAGGTGCTGTCTGCTGAACCGGAGCGGTCTGCTGAACCGGTGCTGTCTGCTGAACCGGAACGGTCTGCTGAATCGGTGCTGTCTGCTGAACCGGAACGGTCTGCTGAATCGGTGCTGTCTGCTGTAAACCTGCAAGCGCTACAATCTGTTCTCTTGTAAATCCGGCTCTTGCTAATGCTACAATGTCGTCTTGTTTCATTTTTCTTTTTCTCCTTTCAATGATTCTTCCAATCGGATAAGTGCCTGTGTGTTGTTGTTCAGCGCATCCGTGACTTTTTCCATTTCCGCTTTGTGATTGTCGGACTCTTTCATCATTCTCCAAAAGAGTGCCCCGCAGCAAATGATTGGAAATCCTAACGTCTGCACCATAGTCATGATTGCGTTTGCGTCCATATCCACCTCTTTCATTCCCGGTTTGTTTAATAAAACAGGCGGTTGTATATACCGCCTGCTGAAAAAGGATTCCCGTCCCGAAACCTGGAACGTGCGCATCCTTCCGGGATTGGTTTCTACGCATCCTTTTCACTTCTGATTATAACACACATCCCGTTTTTAGACAATAATTAAGTAAAACATTTTGTAAAAAGAACCTGTATGATATAATTTTCAAAAAATAGCGAACGTGATAGAAATGCGATCCATAGATAGCGATATTTTAAGCGAAAGCGTACTTTATCATTTTCGCTCATCGTATAGTTATCTTTAAATACGCCTGACTTGAAGGGGGTCGCATAGTACTCCTGACGTGATTTATGCCGATAGATGTACATTTCGCCGGCATGGACTAACGGCTTGAATTCCTTGATATTTCTAGCACCGATGTTATCCGCTCTGTCTTTCGTGAATACGTTCTTTAATGACATCTGATAAAAGTCAGAATCCCTTGACACCAGATTGTAAAGTGCTGTTTTTTCCTTTGCTTCGGAAACCGGACTGTCTTGACAGATGATTAGTGCCAGACCCCTTTCTTTGTCAATCCAGATAGATGAACCGTTCTGATACATTTTTTCCGCTCTCAGCACCAGTCCCAGTGATATGAACAACTCATTCGCCATATTATTGCTATTAGCGGCACAGATCACTTTGACAGGTGGAATCCCTTTCAATTCACGGTTACGGTTAATTGTTTCATAACAGTTAAAGAAAGCTTCTGCTTCATTTTTCAGTGGTCGTTCGTGCGCTTCTGCGATAAACTCATCATAGAAGATGAGGGAGATATCACTAGCATCAAAACCGCGCATGTTTGAAATGGTTGACAGTGCGAGTGAATAACAGAACGGTTCGGGTGAAATAATCGTTCCTTCCATGTCTGTTTCATAAAAAGCACTGTTCTGTTTTGTCAAAGAAACCGCCTTAAACATCCGGTTCATATCTCCAAGCACAGGTTTGAGCGGTGAAAATTCCGGTTTGGAAATCAGATCAGCTTGTGTTTGTGTTCGTCTCATCAGAGCGAACTTGATCTTTTTCTCAATCGCAAATTTACACACTCCATACGTTTTTCCAGTTCCTCGACCACCTACAATAAAAATGAACGGTACTGGTATGTTGTAAATAGCCGGTATATTGATAAAGCCATTACGGTCATAAATGTTCTTTTCCTTCATGATATCACCTCTATGAAAAAAGCCCCGATAACGGAACGGGGCTTTGCTTAAAATACACAAATGAGATATAGTTTATAATTTGTTAATTGTTTACTAGTTACTCAGCATAGGCGCAAGTGATAAAGTGCCGTCCTGCTTTTGACTGTCCACCGATTACCTTAATGGCGGTAATCTCTTCCCCGCTGTCTGCGAACATGTCACAGAGTACGGAAAATGCTTCGATGAAAGTCCGGCTGTTTGTTGCGTATGCGACATTCTCCTCAGACAGGATAGAAAGAAGGGTCTGTTCATTTCCATCTTTGTCTGTGTCGGAATAAAGCATCCAGTTGACCACCGGAACATTCATCCCCTCGGCATCTCTCATTCTACGAATCTCGGGATTCATTGACATAAGATATTTCTCTTTTACGGTAATCTTTTCATTTTTACTTCTGATAATTTTCATTGTTATTTCTCCTTTCTGGTTGCGTAGTTGATAAAATCATCAGCGGTCATTGTATAGACCTCAGATGTAGTGTTGAGAACCTCGAAGCTCAAATATCCCCTGTCTTCTTCCATAATCCAGTTTTCAATTCGCTCACGGGACGGCGTTCTCAGAGACTTCATTTTTCTAATTACAATCTCTTCTGTTTTCGTTTCTTCGTTATAACGACAAACACGTATGGTTGTTGTTACAACGCTTTTAGAAATGTTTCCTTTCATTTTCCTGCTCCTTTCTTTTCATCTTTATCTGTATTACATAATACATTATAAACCTTTTTATTATTTTTGTCAACCTAATAATTTTGTTCCTTTTAAAATATTGATTGATTTATTGTACAACAAAGCGTCTTGTAAAATTTCCTCATATTCTTTTGTAATGCCCACTGCATAAGTGGTAGGACGCAACACCACGTTTTTAGTTATTTCAATTATTTTTCCGTCTTTGTTTTTATATTTTGTTATCTCCGGCTTGTCATTGTAAACCGTTTCCAGTTTTCCGCAATCGCTGAATACAAACCCGGGCTTTAATGCATCCAGGCCGCCTTTCTTCTTTAACTCTTCCGCACCAGCTTTTTTCGGTACTCCTGCAACCGTGATCTTTAATTTCCCGTCTGCTTCATAGGCGTATTTTTTCGCTCCCCATGTGATGAATCGTTCTGCGTCCTTTTCCTGTTCATAGACTTCCATATAATGATCTTCGCCTTGAGGGTCTGTAGCCCATGCGCCGTTCTCTTTCGACAACTTTACTTTTTCATTATTATATGTCGAAAAATCTACATCCCCCAGGTACTTGATTGAATCCGTGTCGCAGTAGATAAACGTTCCGCCTTGATCAGTTACAATCCGCATTCCTCGTTCCAACTCATACCGTGCCCATGCGGTACACCAGACTCCCCAAGTATAGGGAATGAACGCCCGTTTCATGAACTCTTCCAGTAGTTCTTTTTTCGTCTTTGACGTATCAATTGTAAATTCTTCGTCTTGATACAATATCGACTCTTTGACAGGGTCTTGCGCTGTCATACCGTAGATAGAGTTAAGCTTATTTTTACTTTTCATATAAAAATATTCCTGCCCTTCTACGTCCTTCAACTCTGTTTTCTTTTTGTAATAGAGACAGATGGTTTCAATCATGGCGGCAGGGAGTTTTCCATAACGAGCTGTGTAAACTTCAATCGGTATGATCTCATCAATGTGATACTCTTCGACTATGATTCTTAAATCAACATCCGTGATAGATGTCTCCAAATAATCTGCGCTTAATATCCTACCGTTGTCATACACTCCATTTACTACAGTTCTGCACTTGTCTTTTGCCAGATACGGGCAACCCCATGAGTAATCATTTAAGGAGACCCCCTTGAATGATACACGCATCAGAATTGCTTTTTCTCTTCTTTTCATTAGATCAATGATCTGACCTGCATCGGGAACGGGTTTTGAAATCTTGTGAAATCGGGTGACCGGATACGCTCTGTTGCACTGAACACCCGGATAACTTGATGAACGGTCGGCGGAATGGACACCCTCAAGAATCCATCCGGCATAGAATCGGTTCGCATGTGTGTTGCCGCCACGGAACGCCTCTCTTGCTACTTGATAGACATCGAAATCCGGCTGGATTCCCATAATCCAGCGGTTGCCCTCAAGTGCGCTTTTTACATCACGTCGAACATACCCGGTTGATGTCAGCGGGATTGTATACAACGTATCACCATCATTTTTCATTTCTGTCTTAATCGCTTCGACCAGACCTTGCACATCGTTAATACAATACGCCAGCTCATCATCAGATAATGGCGTGTATGAATAACGTTCCACATTATAGTCCAAGTCACCAGAAAGCTTCTTATGCTTGACATTCATTTTATCTGTAAATGTTTCTAAGGACATATTTGTTTGAATATAGGAACATCTAAACTCAAAATGCTCAAACATCTCACACTTGCAAACTTTTCGTTTGTCCAAAGCAAAAACCTCTTCCTTTGAAAAAGGATAGATTCCAGAAAGAAACTGGAACTCAAAAGAAAGGTTATGAACATAAACAACGACATAGTCCATATCTTCCAAGTCGGATGCGATAGCCCTCATAAAGTAATCGAACTCTCTCCAAGTTCTTCCAATCACTATACCATATTCGTCAACTTGAAACTGCCAGATGTACATGACCGACTGTTCAATTTCTTTTATACGAGTTGTCTCGATATCAAAAGCACAAACCAGATTTTTATAGTTTTTCTTATTTCTTGAACCTTTTTTTCTTTTTACGTTTCCAGCTTTTTTAAAAATTGAATAATCGAAATCATATACATCTGTTATCATATCATTTTTTGCCTTTCTTCTTTAATAGACTCAGAATCTCATCTGCGCTCTTTGATTCAATGTCCGGTATTTTGCTAATCAAAAAACGATTCTTTAACCAGCTGTCCAAGTCTTTTACTAATGCGGTCGGATCAACCTTATACCTAGTAGCTTCCCATAATTCTACAGTAGCTTCGGAATCATATTCTAAATCCGTTGCCTGCTCCGATAACAATTCCATGAAATCGGTGAAATTTTGAAAATTTTCCTGTCACATCATAATTATATGAGCGTAACTTTGCTATTTTTTGTGTTCTTAAATCTTTCTGACCTGTCACTGTAGAGAGCGGATTATCTATGAAACGTGCCAGTTGAGTACTGTCATCACCGCCTTGTTGCCGAGCGTGCGTGCCACCACGTACACGCCCTTGAACGGTATGAACTGCG